GGATCAGCTATTACTATAACTCTACCAGCATCACCAAGCGTAGGATCAGAAGTAACTTTTATTGATAGTGGTGCTAATTTTGCATCAAACAATCTAACCATAGCTAGAAATGGTTCTAATATTTTAGGTGCAGCCTCTAATTTAGTTGTATCAACAAACGGCGCTGCCTTTACTTTAGTATTTGTAAATGCAACAAGAGGCTGGGCATACAAAGATAAAATATAGGAGCACGGACCATGGCTCTAGTAGAGTATAGATTTAAACCGGGTATAGATAAACAAAATACAGAGGTAGGAGCAGAAAACCGTTGGATTGATTCTGACAATGTAAGGTTTAGATACGGACTACCGGAAAAAGTGGGTGGTTGGTCATCTCTCGTAACAGATACAATAGTAGGTGTAGCAAGAGCACAACATGCTTTTGTTGATATAGCTGGTAATAGATATGTAGCGATTGGTACAGATAAATTTTTATTATTATACTTTGAAGGTCAATTGTATGACATTACACCTTTAAAAACTACTTTAACATCTGCAACTATTGCAACTACAAATGCATCACCAACATGCACTATTACAAAGTCTGGACATGGATTATCTGTTGGAGATATAGTACAACTTGACAGTGTTACATTACCAAGTGGCACAGGTTTTAGTGCATCTGATTTTGAAGACAAAAACTTTCAAGTAATAACAGTTCCAACAACAAGCACCTTTACAATAACACAATCATCTAATGCTAGTGGCACAGTATCAACAGGTGGTAGTTTAAGTATTAAACCTTATGAACCTGTAGGACCAAGAGCACAGTCGTATGGTTATGGTTGGGGTATAGGATCATGGGGTGATGGTAATTGGGGTGAAGCAGCAGCTGCAACTGATGTAACACTAGAACCAGGTTTATGGTCACTAGATAATTTTGGTCAAGTATTAGTTGCAACTATATTAAATGGTAAAACTTTTACATGGGACGCTGGAGCGTCTACACCATTAGAAACCAGAGCTTCTACAGCAACATCAGGATTTTCTACAACTAATAATCCAACAGCAACAAGAGTTAGTTTAATATCACCAACCACTAGACACTTATTACACTTTGGAACAGAAACTACTATTGGGTCAACATCTACTCAAGATGATATGTTTATAAGATTTTCAGATCAAGAAGATATAAATACATATACACCATCAGCGATAAACACAGCTGGAACTTTACGATTACAAGATGGCACAAAAATTATCGGGGCACTAAAAGCTAAAGAAGTAATTTTAGTTTGGACAGATAATGCTTTGTATACTATGAAGTTTATTGGTGCACCATTTACCTTTCAACTAGAACAAGTTGGTACAAACTGTGGATTGATAGGTCAAAACGCAGTTGTTGAAATAGATGGTGCTGCATTTTGGTTAAGTCCAAAAGGTTTCTTTTTATACGATGGTACTGTTAAATCTATACCATGTACGGTTGAAGATTTTGTATTTGATAATTTTGATACTACAAAAGGTCAACAAGTATCGGCAGGATTAAATAATTTATACACAGAAATTACTTGGTACTATCCATCTTCTAACTCTGAATACAATGATAAATATGTTGTATTTAATTATGGAGAATCCGCAGGCGTGCCAGGAGGTGTTTGGTACACAGGAACAGAGGCTAGAACTAGTTGGATAGATTCAAATGTTTACCCTAATCCTTTTGCAACAAAATATGATTCTACTTCTGATGGGACTTTTCCTGTAATTGTAGGTCAAGATAGTTTAGGACAAACAACTTACTTTGAACACGAAGTAGGAACCGATCAACTTAATCCAAATGGTACAACAACCACAGTTACATCTTTCATACAATCTTTTGATATAGACTTAGAATCTAGAGCAAAAGATGCAAGAGGTAGATCTACTGGACCAAAAATTGCGGGAGAAATATTTATAGCTATGAGAAGGTTTGTACCTGATTTTAAAACATTAGCAGGTAATGCAAAAGTTAGTTTAAATGTAAAAAGATACCCACAACAATCTTCTAGTCAAACAGCTTTGAGTCCGTTTACAATAACATCTAGCACGGATAAAAAAGACACAAGAGCTAGAGGTAGATTTGTTAGTGTTAAAATAGAAAACGATGCATCTAGTGAATCTTGGAGGTTTGGAACTTTAAGATTAGATGTGCAACCAGATGGGAGACGATAATGGCAAAAATAAATATAAGAATACCAGAACCAAAAGAACAGTATGATTTTTCAAACCAAAAACAAATAAATAGATCTTTGGCTATTATGAGAGATCAATTAAATTCAACATTTTTGGATGAACTAAAACAGGAGCAAGAGAGATTCTCTTGGTTTTTAAGTGGCTAATATATATAAAAATGCAAAGGTAGATCTATCTACTACAGACAATACTATAGTGTATACGGCACCATCTAATTCTAGGGCTATAATCAAAAGTATTATAGTATCCGAGGACGCTGGATCAGGGACCACGGTAACTTTGACTGTAACAGATGCTGCTTCTGCAGTATTTAATTTATTTAAAGATAAAGCAATAGCCTCAAAAGCAACAACTGAGCTGTTAACTCACCCTTTAATTTTAGAAGAAAATGAGGTATTAAAGGCACAAGCAGCTGATGCAAATGAATTACATATAATTGCATCAATACTAGAAATAACAAGGGAGTAATATGGCATTTACAGAACCACCATCAGTTAGATACGAAATAATTAACGGTAAAAAAGTACCTGTTGTTGAGTGTGAAACTGAGGTAGTATTAAGAAATAAAAAAACAGGATATGAATATAACTCTGATAAAGAAGCAGAGGACGATATTGCAAATCCAGAAACAGATACTGTATACGAAGATGTAACAAGATCTGTAAAAATTAAAGTGGCAGACATGCCACCATTAGGAGCAGGATCAGACGAATAATGGCAATA